TTTTCCATTTCGATGACGCGAGCGTCGATGCGATCCATGTCACCTTTGATGGTGTCCAGGCGCTCAGTGGCTTGAGTCAAAGCCTTGCGGGTGGCCTCAGTGGCTTCGCCGTATTGCTTGATTTCGCTGTCGCGCTTGGCGACGGCGGTCGTGATTTCGGACTTGACGGTGTCCAAATGACCTTTGAGTTCGGAAATGTCCATGATTTTCTCCAGTTTAGATTCGGGCCAGATCGCCCAGTGCAGAGTCAATCAAGCTCTTAACCTGATCGACAGACAATGGCGGCTGTCCCTTGGATTGAGTGCCTTGCGGCGGCTCACCCTTCAACAGTGCCGTAATGCTGAACAACTCGTCCAGCAATTCTTTTTTGGCCTTTGCGTTCAGGTCGTAGCCTTCCGCAAATTGCCGCAGTTCTTTGAGCGTTTTCACGCCCGTGATGATGGCCTGGTCGTTTGCAGGCCATGTGACCAAGGAAAACTCAAACAGTTTGCCTTCGTAGATGTGACGGATGCCAGCCTGGTCATATTGCGACTTGCCGCCAGGGATGGAAAAGCCAACGCTCATGCGGTCAATCACGCCATCGCGCATCAACTCCAGCGCCTCGTCGCCTTGGCGGGTCTTGCTGATCTTGCCCTTGACCCAAAGACCCTTGGCGTCTTCGCGCATATCAATGGGCATACCAATGGGCGAGTCGCTGCGATGCTGCCACAAGACCTTGATGCGGCCAGAAGGAAAACCCTCTTTGATCGACTTGGCAAACGCGCCCTGCTCGATGATGTCGTCATCGCTGTCGGTGTTGCCATATGCGGCAGCGTAACCCTCGAACGTGCGTTCTTCGGCGTTCAGCGCGGCATCATCAAATTTCAGGCTTTTGAATTCCATATTCATCCCTCACTTTTGCGAATTATCGCATTGGTCTATGGTGTGTCAAACTTAATCGGTCAAATAGACCACGGCGCATCGGCAGTTGATGAGGTTTCCGGCGCTTGCGCTTGGATCGCCCGGGAACATCAACTGCTCGCCGCCAATATCAAAAGCCTCATTCATGCCCACCACTTGGCCATCGGCATCGGCATGGTCGAACTCGTCTGGCGGCGTTGTCCTGGTGCGTTCATCCTGCGCGGACACCCATTCCTTCTTCATTTTCAGGCCGGTCAACTCAGCGCCAGCCTGCGCCCCATAATTTGCGGCCGTGTGCGTTTCGGTGCGGGCAATGATGTTGGCTCGGGTTGCAGACATCGGCGCGGCATAGTCTCGGATGTTCTTTCCAATTTGCGCCACGCTCAGGCCTTCGTCGTAGCCGTTGCGAATCACCGTGCGGATCTGGTTTTCCGTTGTTCGATCGATCTGAGTCACGCGCCGCGCCACCCATTCAATGATGAAAGTCTCCAGTGCCCGGTTAAAAATGTCCATGATCCCGGCTTTTGTCACGTCTGCGCCCGGGTGCGACTTGGCTTCGGCCAGGATGCGCTTGCCAAAATACGATGCCACCGTGCGGTAGTTTGTCGCAAAGGCCTGCGCCATGGCCAGCTTTCGATCATCAATGGCTTGCGAGATGGCAAGCTCACCGCGCTTTTCAAACGCATCGGCCACCTGGCGCACGGTCTTGGCAAGCTCAATGCGTAGGCGGTTTTCAAACTTTGCGCTCATGCGGGTCTGGATGGCGTCATCCATCGCCCGCTGGCGCTGTTTGTTTGATGGGTTGATTGCGCTCATTCTTTGCCGTAGGCCAGAGCCTTAAGCATTTCAGGCGACAGGCCGGACAGTTGCAAGTTGTCTTGCGCCTCCGTGAATCCTGCGGGCAGCAAGCCGCCTTGGAGGTATCCGATGTCGCCGCCCTCAATTGGCTCAACGCCCAACTTCAAAAGCTCGCTGATCGTGTTGAACGGCACGCCCATATCAAACAGCTTCTTGGCCTCGTCCAGTTTCTTGGAGTAATCCTCGCGCAAGGCTTCAACGCCGCCCAGGTCGTAGTCAATGTGCCATTCAGGGCCAAACTGCGCGGCCAATTGTGCGTTCAACTGCGACCGAATCATGCGCAAAAGTGGCGTGATTGTGTCGGCCCAGAAAATCTTGCGGGCTGTCTCAATGTTTGCCAAGGTGGCGTTTTCCATGATGCCGACCATGACAGGCGGCACACCCATGGCTGAACAAATCTCCTCCCAGACCTTGGTGCGGCTGTTCACAAAGTCCAGCTCAACGGCTGACTGGTTCAGGGTCTTGATGTCGCGGGTTGTGAAGAATGGAGCGCGGGCATTGTTGCTGCTGGCTTGCTTTTCTTTGTGCAACTCACGCAAACGGCTCATTTGTTCAGCGGTTGTCTCGGGGTCGATCACGATGGCGTAATCGCTGATCCCTCGGTTGTGCATTGAATTCAGTTGCCATTGGCTTGACTCGCGGTCAACGTCCACGGCGCGGCCAGCGGCCTGGATTGTCGGCATCCCAAATAGGAAATCATTTGGGTTGACCGTCTTGACGTGCACCATGTCTTCTGACTGGATGTCACGCGAAACCCCGCCGTATTGGTAGCGGTAGAGTTCAACAAGGCGCGTCTTGCCTGCCTGAATCTTGATGCCTTGAGGCAGCAATGGCCAGACTTCGACAGGCGCGTTGGCGTTGCCTGCGCGAATCAGCGACCAGTATGAATTTCCAGCCAGGTCAATGTGCTGACTCATGAGTTCGGTCATTTCTGACCAGGAAAAGTCAGGATTCGGGTTGTCGATCAGCTTTTGTAGTGGAGATTCAGGCGCTTCAACCATCGTGCCGTCGCGCTGCTTTTTCTTCGCCACCCATGGGATTTGGCCGACAGATTGAGCGCGGCGGTTGACGCAAGCATAGAAGATGGCCGATGCCTTCAGTCCTTGCTCAATCGCCACTTCTGTGTCCCACTTTTGAAACTGTGGAGCCGTGCGGCTCATGGTCATCAAAAGCTCAGGCAAAGTGACGGACTTCAACTCAACAGTTGGCGCGTTCTTGAATCGTTTGAAAAAATTGAAATCCATCATGGTTCCTTAAAACACTTTTGTCGAGCCATAGTAAACGGCAGAAACGGCAGCGCTTCCAAATCGAATGTTTGTGATATTCGTTGCGCCATAGTATATGGTCGATGCAGGTGCTGCGATTTGACCATTGATGTAGCTGACGGACAAATAGTCGTTACCGCCTGCTGTGAAACTCAAGCCAGTGTTGTTGCCTGCATCGGTGGAGTTCGCACCAACGTTCCATGCGCTTGTCTTCTTCAGAATCGCCTGTGTCGTGTTGGTCGAGCCAAGCTGCAACAGGTTGCCGGATGCGCCACTAATCGTGAAGCTCGTGAACTCGTTGGTTGTGCCTCCAGTGAACTGGATGCGGCCAATGGCTGTGTTGGTCAGCCCTGCGAACTTGTTGGAGCCTGTGACGGTCAGCGTGCCCGTGCCGCCTTGGTTCAGTGTGGGGTAGGTCTGGATGTCACCGCCAGCAAAGGTCTTGGCGGATGCGTTGGTCAGGCGGATTGTTCCTGTGCCGGTGACTGTTAAGTTGGTTGATGTGTCGGCTCTCCAGCCAGAAGCACCTGCAATCGTCCAAGTGCCTGCCCCTATGTTAATGCTTCTTGTACCTGTGCCCGAAGCGGCCACGCCAGAGCTTGTTCCGGTTAAAGAAACATTGTATCCGTTGGCGTCAAACGTCCCGGAAGTCACTGTGAGTACGTTTGATACTGACTGATTCAATGTAAAAGCATCCTGCAACGCCACAGAACCACCTGGCGTGTTAATAGTGAAACGCTGAGTAAACGTCTTACCTGCACTCGTGATTGTCTGGCTTCCACGACCAGAAAAAACCAACTCCGCTGCACTGGCTAAGGTAACGCCGGTGCCGTTAATCCAGTTTCCATAGATAGCCGAAGATGCTGATGCTAGCGACATCGTGTTGCTGGTACGGGCAGACATATCAATCGTGCCAATGTTGTAGGCGGCGTTGATAGTTACCGATCTTGTGCTACTAGGGTACGTAGCTGAAAATATAGCGGTATCTTGGGCAAGC